CCCGGAGAACGCAACGTAGTAACCTTCTTCCGGCTCAAACGATTTGATGCGATCCATAGCCACGTCCAGTTTTGTTTTGCCGTACATGTTCATTTGCCCTAACATTCCATCTCCTTTTCTGCAATATTCCACGCACACCGCTCGCAATCCTTCGGACAAACACCGCCCAGTATTGCCTTGCCGCACATTTCCTTTTTTGCTTCCTTGTCTGCTTCGTAATGCTTGTCCGCCAGTCTCTTCTGCCGCTTGTCCCATCCTCGCGCAATCAATACTGCCAGTCGGCACACCGCCCAAAACAGAAACACCGCGCCGATGATAATGAGTGGAATGATGAAGTCTGCATAGAATAGCCATGTAAAATATTTCTCGATCATAGTTCTGCTCTCCTGTTCCATGCTTCGATTGCGTTTATTCCATCCTCGAAAAACTGATCCGACTGTGCTTTGCAACTAAAGCACTTCGCTCCATAAGTATTTTTTACGCCTTTGAATATATGCTCTATGATCTTCACATCTTCACTTCCGCAAAACGGACAGGGTTTCAATATGCTCATGATCTCACCCCCATCGCAAATTCATTCGCAATCTTTTCCACATATCCCCAGGCATTCGCCCGGACATCTTCCATGCCGCGGGCATACCCTTCCTGGAAGCCTGCCTGGTACCCAGCTTCCCTGGCTGCATTCGCCGCAGACTGGATCAGCGCGTTCTGCAATGTCAATTGCTTATTCTCCGTCACACTTGCCATTCCCCTAAAATGAATCATCATTACCCCCTGTTCCGCTGAAGCTCGTTCAGCAAATCAATCATCATGTGCCTTGCAAAATCTCCGCCGTCATAATGGTCAACCCACATCTGCCCTTCCAGGACTGTTTGCTGCCACCACCCATCGGTGTCTTCCGGCGGGAAATGTTCCTTCAGAAATTTCCAAAAACTGTTCACCATGTCGTGATATTTCATCAGCCGGGCATCTTGATTTTCTTTGTGCATAATTACCACCCCTTCGCGACTGTTTTGCCGTATTGCCGTTTTGCCGTAGATTTCTTTATGTTTATCTATTTATATATATTTATTTTTTTACTTATATAGAAAACATAGGCAAAAAGGGCAAAACGGCAAAATGTGCCTAAAATACGCGCTTTTTTCTTTGCCGTCCTTTGCCGTGTTTGCCGTAAACACGGTCAATCAAACGGAATTTCCCCAATATCATCGTTCACAATTCTTTCATTTTGCCGTTTGTATGCTCTTTGGATTCCATAGTCGGCAACAGATTGTTTGCCGATATAGGTCCATCCGGTGATAGAATTCCGCATCATATTGTGCAATTCGTTCACCTGTTTTCTGGTCGGATCCTCATACAAATGCTTCAACGCTTCGCGCCAAATCATGATGATACAGACACGATCTGGCGCATGGTTGTCCAGCCAGTTTTGAATAATCCCGATGTTTGGATCCTCTTCCATGTACTGCGCCTGCGCTTCCAATGCCTGGCGCTCAATTTCTTTTGGCAAGTACAGTGAAGACCGGTCACCATTTTCATGGAAAATATTCATTGCTTCGCCCCAAGCCTGCGCCATTTCAAAGCGCACATCCTGTTCGTGGTCAAGCAATCGTTCCACAGCCTTTGGTCCCACCCCGCACGTGATTGGTAAAAAGCGCCGGTTTCCGGTCTGGTCTGTCAGAAAATCCGTTATATTGGATGTTCCTGCCAGTACGCACCGGCGTGGCCGCTGCTCCGTTCTCCGGCCATATGGCGGCCTATACGTGTCAGATCTGGAAGTAATGAACGCCTTGATGGTTTCCACGTCCTTGGTGCGCTTCGTTGCTTGCAGCTCCGCCATTTCCACCATCCACATGCCGCGCAAGTTCTCCACGGCGCGTGTGCCGTCCAGCGTGCTAAAATTGTCATTGAACCACCGATCGTCCATGGCCAGCAACCGCAGGAAGGTGGATTTATAGCTGCCCTGTTCTCCGACCAAAACAAGCATGTAATCAAATTTGCATCCGGGATAAAACGCCCTCATGATGGCGCCCTGCATGAACAAGTGCATCACGGAAATGGTGTATTCATTCTTCTCCGCGCCCAGGAAGTTCGGCAGCAGATTTTCAATATGCTTGTTCCCGTCCCAGCGTTCAAAACAGCCATTTAGAAGTTCCTTGACCGGATTGATCGGCAGCCTATGCACCACATTATTCAGCGCGTCCATGGTCTTTTCCGCGTTTTTCAGGCCGTAGCCTTTTTCGATGTAACCACGAAGATTGGAATCATCCGTGTTATCCCACTCTCGCCAGCCTTTGTTCTGCTTCCATGGAAGACTGCCATATACATACGGCGTCAATGCCAGCTCGTTGTACCAGATATGCCCGAACAATTCCCGGTCATACTGAATGGCTTCTTCCGCATTGGCAATAGTTTGTGCCGGTTTGTCGGTCGTTGTGCCGTCCTTCATTTGATACTGGATCTTTGGTTCATGCCATTCACCGGCCCCGCTGGTGACCTTCATTTCGCCTTTGCGGTGCGTCAGTGCGCTTTTCACCAGCGTTTCCACTTCACGGTCTTCCAGCGGCGTTTCACACTTCTCCGTGTTGGTACTCTTCACCGCAGCCAGGATGGCCGCGTCCGGATAACCCTGCGCCTGCAAGGAGCATGCCATGCGATACAGCTGGTCATTCCGTTCGCCGTTATTGATGACTGACGGCGCCACATAATGCTTTGCCTGGCGCGTGTCGGATCCGGCACCCAGCAGTTCCCGGACCTTTTCATTTAACGGTGCCAGTTCGATTTCATCGGGACCGGCTTCCCATTGATATTCCGTACCATTCGGATGGATGGACGGCGGCGCGATCACATAACCACCTTCGCCACGCACATCCACGCCTTCCAGCAGGCCCGCACGGTTTCCAATGTCGGATCCTTCATACCGGTAATAAAGATGGACCCCGCCGCGCCCTGTGATCGCCGTCACCGTTTCCGGAAGTTCTCCATGGGATTTCTCCCACTGGCGCATGGACAGCGTTCCATCCACATCCTTTTCGGCGTCAATGTCTTCATCAATGACCACCAAATTGGACGCCTGTCCGGTAGCAATGCCAATGGACGCGTCCGGGAACCGTGTCCACCACATCCGGATGGCCCCGGCGTCCTTCTTTGCGTCCTTGCAGCCGTGCGGGGTAAGCGGCTTTTTTGTGTTCGCTCCGACCGGGAACACTGCAAAGCCATACACAGCGGCATATTTTAATGCATGTTCTAGATTCCCCATTTCGTCATTATGTCCTTTATTACTTCACCGGCGTCCTCTGGTCGGCAAAACATGAATTGCACACCGTAGCGTTCTGATATGGTTTCCATTGCTTTTTGTAATCTGTCACCCTGCACGCAGTTTGGCGAATAGATGGCCCGCGGATTGATCCATGTATGCACTTCGGAAATGTCCGATACATCCACTTCATTTTCCACCAGGATAATCAGCTGGCACCCAGCGGCTTTTGCGGCCTTGCACTCCCGGATGAATCGCGCATGTTCCTTGCCGCATATGTTTCCGGCTATTTCGTCCATGCTTTCCTTGGTGTCCACAGATACCGGCGGAACCGGTGCGTAATCGCCAAATGGCAATTTGCACCGCACCAGCTCCACTCCATTCGCTTCGAACCACGCGTGCTTTGCTTCATGCTTGCCGACCTTTTGGCGCGTGTCCTCTTGCAGAATCAAAACGGTACTTCCTCATTGGATCCGGCGGGAACATTCACAAAACCCGCGTCCGGCTTTTCCGCCAGCTTCTTCGGTTCCGGCGTTTTCTGCTCTGCAATCTTGTCCACGGAAAATTCGCGGTTCACAATCAACCTGGTGCGAATATCCCCGGAATTCGAATAATATTCTTCTTCCTGGAACAGCAGGCCGACCTTCTTCCCGATCAGCGTTTTTTCGTCTGCATTGACCGTGTTTCCGTCAAAAACAAACTTCCCATTGCTGCGGCTGATTGCCGTGCAGAACCGTTTGAACATCGGCAGTGCAGCGGGTTTGTAAGACTTCACATACGCGCCGACCCACGGCCAATCCGGATGCGCTTCCCGCAGCTGCTTGTAATATCCCGCAAAATCGCCTTCCGCGATGTCATACGAAACCTTCAGATAATCTTTGTCTTCAACATCTTCCACATCCGTGATTTCGCAAATATACGGACCGGCGGACGGCCTTGTGAAATCTCCTGCTTCCTGCACGTTGGTCATATCAACTTTCTTCATGTCTTGTTCTCCTATTCTTCTACAACATCAAAATCCTTCGGGTCATACTCCCTGGCGGCGTACACATCTTTATTTTTAACGGCACGCCACCAGAAATTGGTTCTTGCCTTCTCCGGTGATACCGCCCAACTTTGGCCGACACACCGACCATCCAGTAAGATATAGAAATGTCTTTTTGGCTTCCTTGCGTTTATTGGCCGCATCATTTTCCCTTCCTGGCTATTCCGTAATATCCACGGATTGCCTCATCCACCGCCTTCAAATCATTCGGGATTTCCACATCCGCAAACATGCCTTCCGGGGTCTTCGCGGTGCTTTGGCCGTTCGACTGCGTATAGAATTTCTGGTCTTCGCAATAAAGCACAATGTCAAAACAGCCTTCCAGCACCAACTTTTCGTCCAGCATCTTTCCAATGGTCTTGGCCTTCTCCCGGCCATTCGCGTCCGTTTCGGTGTGGTGCAGGAAATAAACAATCTTTTCATCATCACCCAGCTGATTGACGAACCGCACCAGGGACCGGAAGTTTGCGGCCATGTCCGTGAATTTGTCATAACCTTTTTCTTTCGCCCTATCGAACAACTCATTGGCAAGCAGATACTGGCTGTCATCAATCGCCACGGACTTTGCCTTGCTGTTCTTGATGGTCCGTTCCAACCAACAATACTTGGCAAGATTCAGCTGCGCATAGCTCTGGATCTCCGCGCCAAATTCTTCCGGGATCCGCACCACCGTCAGATCCGATCTGAATGGCAGCCGTCCTTTTTCCACGGAAATAACGCCTATTTCATTGTTTTTGAAATTCTTCAGACTGTACGTTTTTCCGGATCCACTTCGCCCCATTACCAACACTGGTATTGCCATAAAATCACCACCTTTTTCTTTTTCTTCCTTCATCCACTGCAATTTCCAACGCCGCAGCAAAATCCGGATTGATTGTTTTGAATGCCTTGTCAATTTCCTTGT